GTTTGTGTTGGAGTTGCTGGTTTACCAGACTCATTTTTACCCTCTCTTGCCTTTCCAGTTCTACCGAAGGAATCTCTTACCAGATTTAGTTTAGTATAAGTTCCTTTGGCGTTAACCAAATGGCACAATGCCGATATAATATATAGACCACCAATTTGACGGTCAACATCGTCATTCTTTGTATCCTTCTGTGCTGATGGAGCATCAAAATAGATCGCATCACCTGCATGTAGAGAGAAGTCACCAGGAATAGTAATCTCAATCTCAGAAGCATACAGTTGATTATAACGCATGATTGCCTGATTGGTAATCAGTTCAGGTCTAAAGTTTGGATCCTTTGACTTTTCAATCTGCTGCTTGCTTGTTCCTGATGGTAGAGTTCCAGTGTCTTTAACAATATAAGTTGTTCTTGAAAATTGTTTATTCTCTCCTTGTCGGTTAAACTCTGGATTCATAACTGGTAATTCCTTTCCACCTTTCTTCAGAGAATCCTCGACTCCATCATCTCCCGTAGCCTTTGGATTTAAGACTTCATACTTACAGGTGTATGGATCAAATAGAACGATTCGTGTTGACTGAAATCCTGCCTGCATTTTCTCTTGAACATTGATACGATTATCCTTGGAAAATGTCAATGCTTTCATATCATATCCCTCTGGGATTTTAGCACCTCTTGAGTCGGGAGTTTCATTGTAGATAATTGATTTCTTTTTCTCCTGACTCAGTAGAGTATCAATTGATTTGAAGTGATATCCCTTTGCAGTTTCATAGAAGAAAAATCCTGCAGTCTTACCAGGTGTTACATCCGAGGGAGCACACTTTTTAGATAACCAATTCAATGTGTAATATGGTTTCCATTGTCCAGGGATCTCATTTAGTTCGGTTGCATCCTCAATGTCAGTGATATCTTTATCTGTTTCTAAGAAGTTAGTTAGTATTTCTTTGACTGTTTCTGATGCCTTACCATCAAATCTTTTATTGATTCTAACTTCATCATTAAGAATATATTCTTTTGATACCAAATGTAGATTAACCATCCCTTTTGTTGTCTGGTCTGACACAGGAGTTACCTTGTTAACATAGAAAGTAAATTCTATTTGCTCTTCATTATTATCTTTGATTTTGAAGATTACTTTCTCTGTTCCTACAATAGGTAAACCCTCTAAGGCACTCTTCTCATCAATTGAATTTCCTGAGTCGGAGAAGGTAACAGTTGCCATCACAGAGTCCTGTAGAAGACTCTCATAATACATTAGTTGTGCCGCACCATTTACGATAGATACAGTCTTACCCTGATCTTTATTTGAAAAGACATCCAGTCTCTCAATAAAAGCAGGAGTGGACTGAGCACCTGTTACTTTAGTATCTGCCATGTGTATTACCTCTTATTTCTATTTAACGCATATAAAGAATGTCACTGAATGACTCTTTCTTAGACGTGGCAACATTAACAGAGAGTTTTTTACTTTCATTATATCCACCTACATTTTGCATGGGTTGTTTAACAGGAACTGGGACGGGAATAACTTCACCCATTTCATAGTCAGCATATGATTTTAATATGGCAATTGCTTCATCACCATCTGCTTTATTCAATGCTTTAAGTAATCCAGGGAAAGTTCCTTGTAGTGCTCTGGTAGAATCTGCATCTATGACAAATTCTTTACCCTCTTCACCCATCAAATAAAGTCCTCTTCCCATGGTAGGTCCACCAAGTCTCATCTTAGCCTTGATCATAGCACGAAGTTTGTCACCACCAACACCTTTTTGTGCGTTGTAATCTGCTTTATTAATATCAATAAAGTCAGATCTTGTTCCATCACCACCCCAACCTGGCCATGCAGGTCCATAGTTATCTGGATCTGTTTTTGCTCCTGCCATTGGTGGAGTATTTTTTCCACCATCTTTCATCGATCCAACTTCAGCATGGGTTGCAACATTTCTTACATTGATCATAGACTTACTATAACCCATGTCTTTTGCAATTTTTGCTGCTTCAGAAGTTAATGCATCAAGTTGTTCTGGTTTAATCGAAGACCAATTCCAACCTGCCATCGCCGCGATTGCAAGTCCAACACCTTGACTGTTTCTATATGCAGTGTGTCCTCCAGGTGTATTAAATTGCGTGTAAGGAACTTGCTGAACTTTACTACCATCAGCAAGAATTGTTGTATGGTATCTATTAGGATAAGCTGTTCCTCCACTACCAGCAGTCCAGTGCAAGTATATTTTTCCTTTTTTACTTGCTGGTAAATTATCAACATTTGCAGGAGTAGTGCTGTAACCACCACCGGGCACCGATGGATTTACATTTGGTTGTGAAGAGGATTTTTGTACTGGTGCTCCTGAGGTGACTGTTACAGAACTTGATCCACCAAATGCGGTTCCACCTTCTCCAAATATTGCTGGGAAGAATGATTTTGCAGCATGAGGTATCAACTCAGTGAGCATTGCAAATGGGTTGAAGAGTATGCTGAGGTTTGGCATTTTTGTTACTTGCTTTTCGCCAAAAAATCCCTTCGCACCATCAGTTGCTAAGAATGGAAATAGTGCTCCCAAAGGAGACTTCATAACTTCAGGAACATCAACTGTTGGGAAGTCCTTAAAGAATCTACCAAATCCCTCTTTGAAGAAATCAATAACAAGACCACCTACATCCATAGCAGTCTTGATTGCGTCTTGTAATTTTCTAAGGGCCTCGTCAGGACCGCCACCAAGAATGAGTGAGTAGAGAAGATCTCCAACAAAGACACCAAGAGTCTCACCAAGTAGAGTTCCGATTACAGGGATGGGAATGAATGATCCAAGTAATCCACCAAGTGCTGCACCAACACCTTTGAATAATGCTTGACCTATTGGTTCTCCACCAAGCAATGACGCAACGGCAACGATAAGAGGACCCATGATGGGGATCCTACCAAAGACACTCTTTGCCATCTTGACACCTGCTTTACCAAAGAGTTTGAGTCCTGCTCTCTTTCCTGCACCACCAAGACCCTTCTTCATTACAGCACCCTTAGGTGTGCCAACATTACCTCTCAGTGTTCCTGTCTGTGGTTTAGAAACAATCTTTCCACTTTTCAGTGCTCTATTGACTGCTGCCTTTGCTTGAGCAACACTCTTACCATTCGCCCTTGCATTATCATAAATCTGTCTTGCCTCAGGTCCATGCTTCAGTTGAATGGCTCTTGATGCACCTCGCGGACCTGTCGGACTCATACCAGTTCTTGGTTTGACTACAGGTTTTCCACCTGGTTTTCCGCTTGGTTTTGTTCCAGGTTTTCTTCCAGGTTTTTTCCCACCATTCAGTTTTGCAGTGGTCATGCCAACAATAAGGATGGCATTGAATAAATTTCCTAACGCATCACCAAGTGCATTGAACCTTGCTACTGCTTCATCACCGCCCCATTCTTTTAATTTTTTCTCACTGCTTTCCCATGCCATGAATCCCCAGGACAGGAAAGTTCCAAGACCATCTATAATCCCAAGGAAAACATTAGATATAAACTCAATTACACCAGCAATTACCGGTATTATCTTCTTTAATATAGGGGCAAATTCAAGAAGTCGAACAATAATAAATCCAAGTAAAACATTTTTAATAAAGTTCTTCATCCTATCAAGGAATCCGATCTTAGGCATCTTCAGTCCAGGACCTTTTTCTTCCTTACCTTTCTTCTTAGACTCTAACTTATCTTCTTGACCAGCACGTCTCTGTTGTTGTGCTTTCTTTCTCTCTCTATCTGCTCTAATTTTATCCAGTGCAAGAGATCCTTTAAGAAGAGTATTAATCTCAATACATCTTTCTTTTATAACAACAAGTGTATCTTTATTTTCTTTTGCAGAAACTGCTTTCTTCTTTGCTATCGGTGTAATTCTTGTGATAGCAGTTTTCTTTATCGGGACCATCGCCCCACTTCTACTTTGAGGTAATAACTTTTGAGAAGCAATTGCCATGTCTTATACCGTTATCCCTAAAGTTTTTATCTTCTTAGGAGAAGACATTGCAGCGGCATCAAACGCAGGAATATCTGAGGTTTGTGGTTGCTCTGTTTGTTGTTGACCCTGCTGTTGGGTCTGCTGCTGCATTTGGTTGTAAGCAGCAGTAGAAGAAGATGGTCTCGAAGGTTTGGATATTGATGAAGTTTTTACTCCAAGTTGTTGTCTCACCTTATTATAATCAAAAGTCCCTAATAGAGACTTATCAAATGATGTTGTTCCACCACCACTACTACCATTAGATGAAGAACTCGAACTACTGTCAGAAGCAATCATAGGTCCAGAACTACTTGGTGCAGAGACTGATGGTACTTTTCCAGTTTTAAATGCTGCAGCGATTGCATCAGTATACTTTGTACCTTTAGTACCAAATCCATCAGAACCAACAACACCAGTCGTCATCCATTTTTCAGCGCCACCCATACCCTGATTGTGAGCGTATCCAAGAATTTGAAGTTTTCTCCTTGGATTTGCATTTTTATATTCAGTATTTCCCATCAAATAAGTATGATTTGCCTTAGTAAATCCGGCAAATAAAGCCTCTTGTAATTGTGGATTTTTTCTAAATGCTTCTCTTGCTTCTGGAGTGTGTCCAGGATCCTCTACTCCTGCATATCTGGCACCATCAGTCTTTGCAGCCGCACCAAGTTGATATCTGCCATCATAATGTCCACCACTTCCACCTGCAATATCATATTTTCCTCCCGATTCAATAGATGCAACTACATTTCTAAAGACATCAAAATCTTCCTGAGAGAATCCCATAGATGCAACGATGGGATTTTTTGCCGTACTGGATTTATTAGATGATGGAATGATAGGTTGTGTTGGTGTTACACTCGGAACTGCTGCTGGTTTCTTCATGGGTAAACCAGACTCTGGATCTATGTCAGCATTATCTGTTTCACTATCACCCTGTAATTTTCTTTCACTCTTATGAACATGTCCACCACCTTGAGCATAAACAGATCCACCTATCATTCTGGGTCTATTAGTTCCACCACCTGCAGCATTCATTGATGCAAGAGTGTCAACTCCATACTTATTAACTGCTCCCCGAGACATAACAAACTCACCAGGAGTGAGCATGGCAGGAACAGTATCAGTTCCACGCGCCATGCCACCACCAGAGAATCCTTGTACTAATCCACCACCAGAATATGCAGCAGTCTGTCCAGTCTCTAAGAATTTTATTTGCTCATCAATCTCTGCACCAACTCCTTGCATTCTCTGAAGGAAGTTTAAATTTGCTTTCTGCTCTTCAAGTTTTTTAATTTTTTCTGCAGTCGTTCCAGGTGCTGCAGCAGTTTTTCTTTCCTGCTCATCAACTGTTCCTGGCATTAACTTAGGAATTACCGCACCAGCAACAAATAATCCAGCACCTGCAATCGCAGCAGCCGCTAATGGGTGAGCAGCAGCAAGTCTTGCAATAGTCATCGCGATCTTAGGGATGAACTTTAAAGTCATCCCGATCAAGTTGGTGATGAATCTACCTAAGGAATTACCAAACAATAAGTATGCAGCAAGAATTGCTGGCCATGTTTTGGATAAAAACTTACCTATGGCAGTGAGTTTCTCCCGATTATCTTTATTACCAATCCAATCAATTAGTTTGACAAGGAATCTACCAATTAAAATTGTTTTTATAAAATCAAATACTTTATCAAATAAAGATTTGACTGGACCAAGAACTTTATTTGCTGCCTTTGCTAAACCTTTGAAGACATTGCCTTCTAATTTTTCTTCTCTACTCTTTCTCTGTCTTCTCTCGGAAGATTGTCTTTGTTGATTGTCTTGTTTCTTATCAAACTCATTTTGTTTTATAAGAGTATCACGAATCGATGTGACAATCTTTAGAATCTCCTCAAGTATGTTACTACCTTCTTGAGGGACTGCTTTACTTACGTTATCTGATTTTACAAGAGCACCCGGTTGTCTTTTTACCAGGGAACCGCCACGACCTTTACCTGGTAAAGATTTTGGTCCTTTTGAAATTGTTGCTGATTGTTTTTTATCTAATACTTTATCTACAAAATCCTCAAATCCTATCCTATCGTTTCTCTTCTTAAATCCTTCCTTTCTCTCTTCGGGAGATAATTGCTCACCACCAATGGTTCCTTCAGCAGTAAGTTCTTCAACATACTGCTGATATCTTTCTTTACCTAAGAATTTAGAACCGAATTTACTTGATGGCATTCCTTTGCTTTTGTTTTAATTCTTCTTCCTCAAGATGCTGTTGTAGTAGCGCAACATAGATGTCTCGTTCCCAAGGCATCAAGTTTTCAATCTCAGTTAATGAATATTTATGGTACTGTATCAAAGCAAAGTTAAGTCTGTAGTAGTTCTCCAGATCCATATGGATCATGGCTACGCGAAAAAACCCGCAAGACCCTCAATTACCACCTCATTATCTTTCTTTGTTTTTGGATTCTTTACTTTGATTTTATGCGAAAGTTTAGGCATAGTATCAAAGAACTTTTCAATCTCCTTGAACTGAGAGGAATTCATCTGCTCAAGGAATTCTACAATTTCTTTCTTTGAACAATCCTCTACTGCCCAAACTTCATCTTCAGTGAAGATCTTATCAATACAAGTTGCAATCAAATCAAATGATTGCTCCATGGCATTTTGTTCAGTGAAATCAAAATTGTTTTTGATGAACTGATCAAGAGATGGATACCTCATCTCCATCATGATACTATCATCAACTTTAATCCTGTTCGTGTGATCTTCGTTTTTCTGAACTTTAATATCATCCAGATTAATCTTGACAGGAACTTGTGTCTCACCATCATCTTGGCAAGTTACAGTAACTTCAATCTCTTCACCAACGGACTTACCACGAATGTTCAAGAACAAAAATTCAATATCAAATGTAGGAAGATTTTCTACTTTGATATCTTTCGTCTTGATACAATTCTTGATGACGTTTTTGATTGCAGTTGTGATTTGCTTGGTATCTTCACTCTCCAATGCAATCACAAGAACTTTCTCTTCTTTTACAAGGAAAGGTCTGTACTCGATCGTTTGTCCTGTTGAAGGTAGTTCAAGTTCATATACCGGTGTGGCAATCTTTGGTAAAGGCATGATGTCTTATAGAATTTTTTCAGTAATTTTATTTAGATGGGTTCACAGAAGTGTGAAATTTGCTTCTTCTTGAATTAGACGGGCATCATCTGGAGTAACTCTGTTTATATTTCTTCTGAAGGATGAGTCAGGGTTAACAGACGGATTATATAGATTTGACAATTGTTGAGAATTTGAATTTGCTTGACTCGATGGATTAAATCTTTCCGCTGGATTAGATCCTCCACCTGATCCAGTTTTACTTGGAGTCTTCAGCACAATATACCTGATATAACTCATTGATACAGTGACCTTCAAAAGAGATGATGAATCAAACGAAACTGGCATTGATGAAATACTCAAGGGGAATGATCTGACGAACTCATAAGTTAATTGTTGTTGATAATCCCTTTCAAACTTTATCACTTTCAATCCCTGATCAGCAATATAATCATTGGGATACTTTACCCTATAATTATATTCTCTTGATGCAAGACTTGGTGGTGCATCTTGAGTAGGACCAGTTCCTGCTGAGAATGGGTTGTTATCCTGATCTTCATTCATGATGTAACTAATCCATCCCTCAAAGAAACGGATAGCTGTGTAGTTCTTAGCATCAACATAGAAAGTCAGATCAATCCTATCATCAAACTGTCTTCTATATGCGTGCTTTTCAGTTACACCAGTGCGATCATTATTATTTTCAAGAGTTGCTAATTGTGATCCAGGAAGACTTGCCTCACAACATGCCAAATTTACATTATCTTGATTCACACCAAGAAAACTTCTAATCGCTTGAGGGAAAGAAAGTTGCACCTCAAAGTGAGAGGTAAGGGCAGGTCTTAGTAATGCTGATTTAATGTCTGATACAGACCTTGGAGTAGGCATCTATAAATAATTTTTAACCTTATATATTATGTATGGCAGAAAGCATCAAGAGTAAGTATAGACCATCATATCCAAGTAAATATAAAGGTGATCCCACTAATATTATATGTCGAAGTAGTTGGGAACGCAAGTTTTGTCGTTGGTGCGACTTGAATGAAAATATTTTACAGTGGGGTAGTGAGGAATTTCATATTCCGTATGTCTCCCCAGTTGACAGAAGAGTACATAAGTATTTCCCAGACTTCATTATAAAAGTGCGAGAGAGCACAGGTGAAATTAAAACTTACGTAATTGAGGTGAAACCTAAGAAACAAACTAAAGCACCAAAGAAACCCAAGAGACAAACAAAGTCATACATTTACGAATGCACTACTTGGGAAATTAACAAGGCAAAATGGAGAGCTGCTCAAGAGTTTTGTGAGGACAGAAGAATTGAATTCAAAATCATCACAGAGGACGAGTTAGGTATCAAATGAACCGTATCGAATCGATAAGACAAGACATTCAATCCGAGTCTAATGTTGATGACAGAATGGAATTGATAATGTATGCACTGAATGATACTGTAACACCAATACCTGAAGAGGGAAACATTTGTACTTTTAAATATTATGCAAAGACTCCCAATATTGAGTATGATCAAAACCCATTAGTTGCTGTAACTGAATTGTTCAACTGGGGGTTTCGTGGAATTAACTTTCACTACGGAGAGTATAGACAATATACATGGGAAGAGTTAGGAACTCAGGTATACATAGTCAATAGAACTGAACTTGACGATTTACTCTCATTACAATATGGAAAATTTGTGCTAAATAAATAAAAACCACCATATCTGATGGCATCGAAAACATCAAAAGTAAGTGTAGTTGACAGGGGAACCGCTGGTGGAAAGAGCTACTATAAGACCGATGTAACTACTCTTGCCGATGGATCGGTTCAAAGAGAAACATATAGAACTGATGCTCAAGGAAATAACAGCGTAAGAATTCAAAGTGTCACTGTCAATAGTGAAGGAACTGTTACTAAAGATGAAGTGTCATCGAACGCAACTGTCAATGAACAAAGAGATCTAAGAAATCCAAAATCTCAATTAAGACAAGGAATAAAAAATCAAGTTAACAATGCTGCCGGAGAACTTGCGGAAAATAATATTGATGGTGTAACAAAATCAACCCTTGATAAAGCTGCACTTGGGTCTGGTAATGCTGCTCTAAATGAAGTTCAAACATTAGAATCTCTCAACACTGCTCCTGCTTCTCAATCTCTTACAGTCGCAGACAAATCAGACACAAGAAAACAATTTCCAGACTGTATTTACCCATTAGATCTTGGAAAGACAAAACAAGATGTGATTCGATTCACAATGCTTGAATATGTTCCAAAAGATCTTAATACAAGTAATTTTGGATTTAGTGATAGAGCAGAGGATAGAAAAGGCATAGGAACTGTTGTTCTTCCAATCCCTGGTGGTATTCAAGACACTAACTCTGTTCAGTGGGCAGGTCAAAACATGAATGCTGCAGAAGCAGCGTTGGCAGATGTTGCATTGAGGGGAATCACTAAAGGTGCAGATGGTTTCTTTGGTGGCGTAAAAGACGTTGCAGATAAAATAGCATCAAACTCTGGTGAAGTTGGAACTGCTGTTGCGACCGCATTTGCTGGTGCTGCATCAGGAACTGGTGGGCAGTTATTAACAAGAACCACTGGTGCAGTCATCAACCCCAACCTTGAACTTTTGTTCTCTGGTCCTTCACTTAGGACATTCTCTTTTCAATTCAAAATGAATGCAAGAGAAAGATTAGAAAGTGCAGAGATTGTAAAGATTATTAGATTCTTCAAGCAAGGATCTGCACCACAAAAAAGTAATTCTCACCTCTTCCTGAAATCTCCTCACACTTTCCAGATTCAATACCTCCATAGGGGCCCAGGTGGTGAGGACAATCCTTTCATGAATAAAATAAAAGAGTGTGCCCTGCAATCTGTAGCAGTGAACTACACTCCTGAAGGAAATTATGCAACCTTTGATGATGGTGCAATGACATCATACGAACTCACACTACAGTTTAGTGAACTCGAACCCGTATTCAATAATGATTATGCTCAGGACAATGATGCTACTATAGGTTTCTAAAATGTCAAATTACTTCAGTCAAGTTCCAGATTTTGAATATGTTAGCAGACTTCCTGATGCGAAGATTTCTGACTTTATTCAAGTAAAAAATTTATTTAAGAAAGGAAAACTCAGAGAAGATATCTTTCAGAGTGTTGCTGTCTTTGAAAAGTATCAGATCAGAGGTGATGATAGACCAGATAATGTCGCATTTGATTTCTATCAAGACTCTAACTTAGATTGGTTAGTTCTTACATGTAATAACATCATTAACGTTCAAACAGAGTGGCCATTGAAGCAAACAGACTTTGATCGTTACATGCTTGAGAAGTATGGAGACTATGATACCCTTTTCAATGGAGTGCATCATTATGAGACCATTGAAATAAAAGATAGTAAAGGCATTATTATGATGCCCTCCGGTCTCAGAACCGACTCTACATTTGCATTCAAATATACAGATACCCAAAGTGATACCATAGTTGAGTTATCTAACATTGCAAAGGAAGTCACTAACTATGAGTATGAATCTCAACTTGAAGATGATAAAAGAAATATATTCTTACTGAAGTCCAGATACCTTAATATTGTTCGCGATGATATGGAGGAAATGATGGTATACAGAAAAGGATCCAGTCAATATAAGACTGAATCCTTGAAAACTGGAGATAATATCAGAATTTATAACTAATCACTCTTCAGCGAGTTTCTGGAAGTAAGACAGAGCATCATCCTCATCAGAGTCAGCAGACTTAGCAGGAGTGATGTCTGGTGCATTGAAGTCAGCAGCAGGTTCAGGTGCCTTTGACTTGAAGTCAGGAGTGAAAGATCCACGACCTTCAGACTCATCTTCCAGATCTTCCTCAAAGCGAGGACGGGAAGGAGCCTTCTGACCAAGAACCATCTTCAGACGATTCTCCAGTTGCTCATAGGACTTGAACTGATCTGCAGCAGTCAGGGCAGTAAGCGAGTACTCTTTTTTCCACAGGGCTTCAAGAGCATCGTCAAGGATTGATTGGAGTCTCATCCTCAAACTCAGGTTGCATTGCTTCCATGATCTTGTCAAAGATCTTCTTACCATATTTGAACAGGAAGACTTTACCTTCGTTATGAGGGTTTGCCTTGTCCTGCACAACATAGATGTTGCTGTAGTAAGACAGTTTGCGCTTCTGCTTGCGAACAGTGTCCTTATCGGTCTCGTTACCACTGTTCCAAAGTTCACGGTTGTATTCACCAAGAGGATCCTTCTGACCGATAGTGGTCAATGAATTCTCAATGTACCAACCACCAGGGCCTTGGAAGGCATGGGAGTACATCTTTGCCCAAGGAAGTTCTTCTTCATTAGGGGCAGGCAGGAAACGGATGACTGCATAACCGTTGCCAGTCTTATCCATTTCAGGTTTCCAGAGACGGTCATCTCCACCGCCACCAGTATTGTTCATCTTCTCAACTTCCTTGACCAGTTTAGAGGTCAGAGATCCAAGAGAGGATTGCTTTTTAAGATTTGCGAAAGACATAGGATTCGTTGTGTTTGTACGTATTTGGCTTTTGTGTACCCGTGTATTCTAAAGGCTGGGGTCACCTTTGTCAATCTGACTTCTCATCACTTCAAGCATTTGTGACATGTTTGAGAAAACAACATTCATATCAACTTCTGATGAGAGACCCATCATTTGAGCAGAATCGATGATATTCTTTTTCATAAGTTTTGCTTCTGGATCATCAGATAAACTCAGACGAGTATAGAGAACTTTTTGTTTCTCTATGAGTTTTTCCAGAAGTCCAACATGAAAAAGTTTTTCTTCTCTGTCCATTGTAGGAAATTTGAAGACGTTACGGTAAACATCTTCCTGTAGCTCACTTATTTCGGTCATCTCAGCACGGACAACCTCAGAGTCAAAGAAACTCATTACTGTAACGCGACCTCCCTCAAGATTTTTTTGTAACGGAATACATCGATATTTAGGAATGGAGAATACTTCTTCATTCGCAGACTAACAGTTTCCCATACTGGGTCTGTTAGTTTTTTGTCATAGTCAGTTCGATATCCAAGAATTTTATCACATATAACCAGAGTCTCAATGGAGATTTGACCACTTAAATACTTCTTCAATACTGGTGGATGTCCAGTAGAACTTGTAAATGCAGAATCTAAATCAGTTCCTGCAAGAATTTTTTCCATCTCTTCTTTAAAAACGTATGAAAGAGACTGGGTTCTTTTCTTCCATGAAGTATATCTACCCTCACCTTCGCGTATCATTTCTCCTATCCAAAGCTTACTCGGATCAGTGCAGGTGATAAAGTTAGATACAAAGAACTCAATAACTTCTTTATCGTTTTTATTTCTTGCTAATTTTTCAAACCAAAAGCGATCCTTTCTCTTGTAGAAAGATTGTACAGTCGCACGACTCTTTCCACAATACTTGTGGTAGTCATACTTCTCTTTAGTAAAGTGATTCTTTAAAGAGAGGTATTGTTTATAGGCATCAAAAGGCATCACGAAGATATAAAAATTACAAAGGTAGTTTTGCCCTGGAACTTCTCTTCAAGAAGTTTAGTTCCATTGCTTCATATTTAAGTTTTTCTTTGAGAGGTTTAGAAATAAGTTTAGGAACAGATTCTACGTCAATGTTTTGTTGATCACAGAAGTGAATAATTGCGTCGATGTAGTTCATTCCTTCATTGTGTTGCACAAGAGATTCGATTTCCTGTGCAAAACGGGATGGACAAAAGAACTTACTCTCTAATACTTTTTCTAGTTCATTCTCCATTCTCTGACCTAAGATTGTGAGATACAAATTCTTTAATATACCGAACTAATAATTTAATATAATCCCCTTTGTTTCTTTTGTCAAATACTTCGACCTCACCACCAGGAGTAACCATGATAGTGATAAGTTTTTTGACAGGGATACCAGTCAACTCATAGTATGCAGCAGCGTAGAAAGTTTCCTGAACAAAATAGTTCTCTAGCCACTCTTCTGGTTTAATTTTTTCGGATGTCTTGAAATCGATGACTGCGAGTTCGCCTTCGTACTCTCCGATACAGTCAACTCTACCTGCTAGTCCAAGATACTCTGAGTACAGAGTCCTTTCTATAGCGTGTATATTATTTATCTTGTCCAGATATGGTTTAGCATGGTGAAACATGAACTTAGTCAAGGGCCGAAATTCGTCCCAATTAATTTCTTTGTTCAACATGTAGAGTTCGGTTGCTGCGTGAAAGTCTGTTCCACGAGCAGTTGCTTTCTTCGTAATACGATTGGCTTCTTCAATACCAACTCTCTTTCTCCACTTCACAAAGATTTCTCTGTTATAAAATGAAGTTACAGACGTAATAGAAGGCACCCAATCTCCACTAGGAAGGTTGTAGAGACGGATGCCATTGGTTTCTTTTTTGTTTAATTCAAGATCACCGAGATAATTATGATGAATAAAATTCATTAGAGATTCATTTCTAGTTTAGCGAGTAGATATTCTTTAACAAGACCAGAGCGAACAATATCATCTACTCCAAATTCAATGATATCAACTGATGGCATAACACGCAAGATCTTCATAAAATCTGCGATACCATTTCTCTCTCTATCTTTGAGAAGGTCGGATTGTGTTGCGTCACCGCAGAACATAATCTTACTGTTCTCACCTACTCTTGTGATTATACTATCAAGTTCATGATAGTTTAAGTTTTGAAATTCGTCAACGATAATGATTGCATTATCAAGTGTGGTTCCACGGATGAATGACGTAGACCAGAAAGAGATCGTTCCTTGTGCTTTGAGGTTGCCATACAGCATCTCAAAATCTCCTTCTGTTGGAAGTTCAAACATGAACTTCACCATATTCTTATATGGAATTTGATAGAGAGAGGATTTATCCTCATGATCTCCAGGTAGGAAACCGATCTCTCTGGTGGCCACAAGCGATCTGACGATGTAAATCTTCTCATAGGGTGTCTTCATGTCAAAGACATCTCTGAGAGCATTGTAGAGTGTGATGAAGGTCTTCCCCGTACCAGCACATCCATATGCTACAAGATTTTGATCATTCTTGTAGCATCTAAAAAGTTCTTCCTGATTCTGTGTCAGAGGCTCGATGTTTTTCATCAAGTCTGTGTTTAGTGGTTTCTTTCTTTTCATATGCTTGTTACTCATTCCGAATGGAACGATAGGGGACTGAGACTTTCTTTTTGCTGGCATAAGAATCAAACAGGGCGGACATTGGAACCTGGCATTTTCGATGCCTTTCGCAAGACATCGTTCCAGCCGGGGTGAGATTTCTTAAGTTTGTCGTAAACCTCACCCACCTCTCCAAAGTTCGGTGCGTTTTCTGCTGTGAAATATCTTTCCCACTCTGGGTTATCAATTTTCCACTGGTCCCAGTCGTGAATACTCATCTTCACGTCTTTTGTTTCGCCAGTCTTTACATGTTTAACGGGGTATGTTGCCATACTTGAATCACCTTTACTTAACTTTATTTATTAAACCCATTCCATCGCCTCAGCGACAGCAGGGAATTGCTCGATAAAAATCTTCTTAGCACCCAGAGCAATGTCCATGTGCTCCTTCTGTGTACCGTTAGCAGAGCGCAAATCGATATAATGGATCCATGATCTTACAGAGCCCGTCATATAGATTCTTGTGGGAGTTGCTAAAGGAAGCACAAAACGAGCACACTCCTTTGCGATCGATGCATCAAGCATCTCTTTGTAGAGTTTCATTCCCTCATCAAAGTGTCTCTTCATCTTAATTTGAAACTCTTGACGGACAAACGGGTCAATATCATCAATAGAATTCTGACGATTCTTGGTGTCTTGTCTGCGTAGTTCAGGTAAAGGGATCGTCTCCGCGAGTAGGGAAGAATCAGCATAGCGTTGGGAAAACTCTTGATACGTGAAGGACCTATGACGAAGCACTTGAGCCGCCACTCCCCTGGTGGTATTGATCTCCAGGGTCATGAATGCTTGCTCGAAGATGCTCCAGTGCTGATGCTTCACACAATACTTGAGCAAACCAGAGAACTTCTCATTCTCCTGGTTGTTTGGATTACTCACACGGGCACAGTAAGCCATATGCTTCTCTGCGTCAGGGGTGACGCTAATCAGTTTAATCAGGGTATCCGTCATCGTCATCAAATACTTCGTCGTAATCGGTTATGTAGTTTGTTGGAGGATCATCAAAGTTCTCTGCCTTGTATGCATCCACATCAGAGTATACCTCTGATTCAAGAGCATCGACAAGAAGCTTTAAGTTTCTAACTATTAGCTTTAGTTTATCTCTATCCATAAAAAATGGGAGGTTACCCTCCCATTCTATCATATTATAGTCGTAAGTCAATCACTTAGTATAAGTCTTACCGCGATAGCAGAATGTACCGTGGGTTTCCTTACTCTCTACACAACGTGTGTCATACTCAACACCACGATATGAGGTGTGAGAAATCTGAGCGTCGTGAAGTGCAGCAGCTTTTTTGATCTGCTTTTTAATCAGATTGAGTGTATTCATTGTAGGTACTCCTAAAGTAGTTGGATTTTTAGGCCCGTTCCTTTAGTCGTTTGCGTCCCATGGACAATGAGGTGTTGCTTCTTGAATAGTTTCAACAAGTTCTACCTTGATTTCATTACTCATATGATCATGAGCATCGAGACGACTGATTATTTCAGCAGCATCAGTGCAATTGATATCAGCATAAAGTAATAGATCAAACATGGGATGAACGCTCCGTTCCGCGACTTACTTGCGTCCCCGAAGGGATGAACGACAGGTCTAATTATAGACCACATACATTATATAGTCAAGCAGTTTTGTAACTTGTGCTACAAAAACATTCCTTCTTTACTCATATGGTTGAGGGTTTCCTTTAGTGTGCCTCGAAACATACCAATAGAAATCATAGGGTATTCTCCCTCATCACCAAACTCATCTCTGAATTGCTTTTCGGTGAAATGCTTATCAAGTTTGTACACAACTACTTCGTCAAGATGAACTGCCCTCAGAAGAGACGATGCTCTCTCACATTCTTGGTTACCGTTAGAATAAATTGATGCTTGCATTATTCTTTATTTCTCCATTTATCGATTTCTTTTTGTGTAGGAACAATGATTCGGAAAGCCATACCTTCTTCCTCAAACTCTTTATTCATCTTTTCGTATGTCTCAGGAGTAATCTTTTCAGTCATACTGTTCTATTTAATCTAGTTTCTGCTTGATTAGGATAACCTACTGAATTATCAGTCTTGGGTGAACCTTCATTCGCCTTCATAGTCTTCTGGAAGTTATTTCTCTTATACCTGATACAGAATGGATCAGGCATCCAATATGTCACTTGCCAATCAATTGGATCATCACCACAGATAGCATTACTCAACTCAATATGTTTTTCAGCAGAATGAGAAAAGATACCGAGTTGAATGTATCCATCATGCATGACGCATCTACCATCCCCAATATCAACAAGAAAAAGTTGCTTCAATCGCGTTGTCTCCAATCATCAGGTTTATCTCTTTGGAACCAGTCTACAATTTCATCTGCGCCATCAAACCCCGTCTTGTGATTGGATGGGTCGGGGTCTCCTATTCCCATCCTATTCATAAAATCATCCATACTACCTTCCTGGATATCCTGAGAGGCCTGGCGTCTTGCTTTCTGCAACCAATCTCTTGCCAGAGTATGTGCCTTAGCAAGTTTTTCTGCCCAAATCATATCCTCTAGAGGAACTTGTTCTTTATTGGCAATACATCTACAAATTGACTCTAGTCTAAGTCGGTATTGAGTAGAGAGCATGTTACTTCTTTCGGAGTTTAGATTCTAAATCTGTTGCTTTTTGAAATTCTGCGTAGGCATCTTCAGATCGTTCATGAATAATATCCATAAGATCTGTATAAATCACATCAGCCTCAACATAGTTGTCAAAGTATAGATCTAGTGATTCTTTTAGATACCTTCTGCGAGTCCACTCTGGTGAGTATGGTTTATACATGATATTAATGATACATGGTTAAAGCATAGTACTATTTACTTTTGGTGTCAAGTTAATGGTTTACCATTCTTATCGACAAGTCCAAGTTTTTTGATGTGAGAGAGGTTGGATCGCTCACTCTTTTTTACCTTTTTATATTCCTTGATAATTTTATCAATCTCTTTTTGAGAGATTTTAACTTTTAATTTATCTGAGTCATCATTAGAAAAAAATCCAAGACCTGCTTTTTTTGTTTCTTCCACAGCATCAACATAGTCGTTGATGTCTTCTTGAATTTCATCTCGGATCAGAGAGTTAATTTGAGACCTAAGATCTTCGTCGTTCATTTTCTTTTCTTTTCTTTCTTTGGTTTCTGCCCCCACAGTTTTGGGTTCATCGTGCCGTATCCAAAATCTATTTTTTGGACAGCACCTTTACCATACTTGTCATAGTACATATCAAATAATTTAACAACCTTACTGCATCTTGTAAGATCGATATACTCTTTACCATCAACTACATACCAGACTAATCTGGCATCGTTTGGGAAAGATGTATCGTTTGCTGCTTCGAGAGTAGTTTTCTCAAGGAGAATCTGGCAACTATAATCAGATGGATTTACTTCATTAACATCTGATCCAAACTCGGCCATTTCCTTTTCCTGTTCTACTGCTACTGTCATCCGCGACCTCCCCACTGGATATCTGGGTATGCTGTTTCAACAATATCTTTAGTTATCTTATATTTAGTTTGCAAAACTTTATCTTTAACGAGACAGACAACTTGTGCCTCTTTCGGATGAAGTCCTCGCAAGAGATTAATAAACATCATCTCTCTGCGAGTTTTGTTCAGTGAGTCATTACCACCTTTTACATAGTGGTAAAGGTTTGCCCATTCTCTACGAAGGGAAGTTTTACCTCTACCATCTAGATCTTGCCCGGTAGCAGATTCACCACCTTTCATTTCTTTCTCTAGGTTTTCAGACAAACTTCCACTGTAAACCGATTGATCTTCAATGTCTCCGTAAGGAACTTCACCCTCAGGAACCATTGAGATAACGGTATCATCAAAGTTCCAAATAAAGATTGCCTTAAGAGAGTGATGTTCATACTCCTGAAGAACCTCAACTTTTTTTGCTTTGGACCTTTGCTTACTTGCAAGTTCCAAAATCTCAAATACAAATGGGTTTGGTGGAAGGACTTCTTTCTTAGTCGTCTTCGCTGTCTTCGTCGGGCTCATAATCGTTTTCAAATCGTACTGCTAAAATTTCATCAGGTAATACATTTCCGTTTTCATCAAACATCTCTGGATGCATGTAAACGGGTTGAGTTTGGTATACATGATCCTTTGCTAACCATCCTACCACACCTCCTACAAAAAAGAACATAATTGAAACTAATGTTCCTATGGTCAAGGTTACTGCTAACATCTTCTGTGCCTCCAGAGATTATTTCTTTCTAATATCCAGATAGAAGTTTAAGTGAAATACAATCTCTCGACGAAAGAGAGAGACCATCTTGCCAAACTTTACCTGAAAAGTTTTTGGTGGTTCTGGTTTCCTCCTCCTATTACGTAGTAATAATTCAACCCCACGATTGATGTGGGTTTCCTGATTATTTAGATTGCTTTTTTCTTCGTCCAGGCCTTCGGTCATAACTATACCTTTCTGCATCATTTATGAAACTTTCTAAGTAGTTTCTAATTTTTCTTGCTTGAGGTTTAGGAATATGGCCGTAACCTTCACGCAGTTGTTTGTGTTCATCATCAGACCCACCTTTAATATATTCATCAAGATCTAAAATAAGACTACCGATTTCATTTGTGGTAGGGCTTGAGATGAATTGATCTATCTCATGTTTTTTAGTTTTACTATCTTTAAGATAATCGTAAAACTTTAAATTCATTTGTCCCCCAAAGGCATTGTCAATTGCATGTTCAACAAGATCGTATATGTCGATGAGGTTTTGTTCCATTAGACTAATTTCTGCTCCCGCAAATATTTTACAGTTTCGGTACAACCACCAATGAGTTCATCGTCTTTGACAACTCTTGGAAAGGTTGATCCCTGACCAAACTTATCATAAAACTCCTCGCGAGTATAGTCCCGATTAAGTTTATATATGACATGCTTGAGTTCTGCTAACTGTAACACCTGCTCTACCTTAGAGCAATAGGGACATCCATCCTTAGAATATACTATAAATGTCATTGTTGTACCTGTTTCCAATCGTTGTCAAAAATTTCCAGACCTTTGTCTGTAAGAATGTGATCATACATCTGATCCAATACTTTAGGTGGCATTGTGCAGATCTCAGCACCATTATACCATGACCTCACAGCACGTTGCACACTACGAATAGATGCAGAAAGAACTTGTGTTCTAATACCATGAATACGATACAGTTCGGAGATACTTCTGACAACCTCCAGGCCTGCCACTGACTGGTCGTCTAAGCGTCCTACAAAGGGAGAAACGTATGTTGCCCCGGCCTTTGCTGCGAGGACTGCCTGAGCGGCACTGAAGATTAATGTGACATTAACTTTGATACCTTGTTCGGAGAGTCGCTTACAGACGATCAGACCTTCGCGTGTGCAAGGAACTTTGATGGTGGCAACATCACCAAACTTTTGGTAAAGTCTCAAACCTTCATCATACATTTCCAGGTCAGATCCGACGACCTCCATACTGATGTCTCTGACACCAATATCTTTGATTGTTTGATAGACATCTTCTGGATTCTTTCCACTTTTCATAATCAGCGTAGGGTTGGTTGTTACACCATCTACAAGTCCTGTACTGAAGTATTTGGAAATAATATCCGTGTCTGCCGTATCCAGAAAAATTTTCATTAAAAAAGAGGAGTGCATACTCCTCTAATTATATCACTTATTTTTCTTTGTTGTAAAGGTCTTCTAGTCTTTCTTTTGTAAGATCAACATACATGACCTCATCACCGGGGGCAGGGGCCTCTGGATGACGTGGTTTTGGTTTATTCATTTCCACATTAATGGATTGAATATTAGACCACATCATCGCAAAAGCAGCACCTCCAATGAGAGCAAAACACACCCCATATACAAAGACAAGGTAGTGATTCACAGTGCGTTTCCTCTTGGAAGAACTTCCTCAGGGAATACAAAGTTCTCATGCGGTTGATCGACTGGTGCTAACCATGCACGAAGACCTTCATTCAAGAGGATGTTTTTCGTATAGAACGTTTCAAACTCTGGATCTTCCGCTGCACGAATTTCCTGTGATACAAAATCGTAAGCACGAAGATTGAGAGCAAGACCAATGATTCCAATAGAAGAGGTCC